GTGAAAGCACCAGCAGCCGCTGTAGTAGTACCCACAGGGCCGTTAAACGAGTCACCAGCAGTGCCAGCTTGGAAGTCCTTGAGTTGGGACATTAACTCACGGATAGCGTTGTTAATGCCGCTTGGAGCGCATCCTTCAGCAATGTTGATGCCGTCAATGTCAGTGTTGTTTCCAGGTGTGCTGGAAAATTCTGAAATCTTTGTCTTTGCCATGATTTACTCCGTTAATTTATGGGCGATAGGTCAGCGACTCATTGACCAGCTTTTGCAACGCTTTTTGTCTTGCCGATTCTTCTGCGTACCTTGTTGCAGAACCAACACCGGGAATACGAGAAAGAGGAGACTTGTTGACGTTCTCAAGAGCGCGAATCAATGCGCTGGATGTGTTTGAATAATTGGCAGTGCCGGGAACAGAACTGTAAACATCAAGCATCACATCGCGCAAATTTCTGATTTCTTCAGCGCCTTTCTTGCCAAAGATGTAATCCAATTTCCCATCAGCATCCAAGTCTCTGACGATTGTGTTCATTCGTGCAGCAGAAGGAATTGGCGCACCATTCGCATCACGCTGAGTGCTTCTTGTCACTTGGTCACGAATGTAATCAAGCGTTTGGCCCTGCAACTCTCTCCATGCCTGTTGACCTTGTGTGCCGCCCTTTTTGAGCAGTACAGCAATGTTGCGAGTGTCATCAAAGCTACCCTTAAGGACAGCAAACTCAAACACATCCTCAAGAGCAACAGCACGATCTGTAGTTCCAGGCTTTTTACTAAGCAACCTATCTACAGCGGCTGCATCCTCAAATTGACGAGCGTACTGAACACGCATTTGACGAGCTTGACGATACAAGTCGCCGCCAGCACCTTCTGTGCTTTGGTTTATCAAAGCCTTCAAGTCTTTACCTTGCACCTCGTTAGGCGTGTTTGGTTGAGCGTTCCTGTTGATAAACTGGTACACATCCTCAAGCGCATCAATTGTCACCATGCCAGTGTTGCTAGGATCATTCTTCTTAAGCTGATCTTCAACAGCACCAAGAATTGGAGCCAACTTTTCTTTTACAGTTGGCCCTTGCTCGTTAATGTAAGCAATCAGGTTGTCATAAGGAACCATTGCTTTTGTTTCGCCAGATTGTCTTGCCAACTCATAAGCATCGTTGACCTTCTTTTTGGCCTCTTTTGCTTGTTTGACAAGCGCGGCGTCAACAATTTTGCCAACAGGACGCAGCAAACCAGACATTTCAGCGCCAGTTGCAGTCGTGTATGCGTCAAAGTTTCTCAGAATGTTCTGGTTAGTTTCGATCTGGCGTTTCAGCAGTGGAGAGCCAACAGTCTCTGGGTATGTCTTTGCTGTTTCAATTTCAAACTGTTGTGCGCCTGGCTGACGAGTTGCTTGACCCTTTGTCAACTCCACAGGAACTCGCAACTCTTGGCCGCGAATCTGTCTTTGAATGGCTTTGCCAGTTTCAGCAGAACCCATGCCAATCATTGGTTGCACTGGCTCTTGCGAACGGATGACGTTCAAAACCTCGTTAAGAGTTGTTGGCGCTCTAGCAGCTTGTGTAGAAACAGCCTGTCCAGCCTGTCGTGTGGTTCCAGTAGCCAATGGCTGAAAAGACACAGCACCCGGCATAAAAGGAGGAATCTTTGTTGCTTCAGCACCACGACCAACAGCCTCCAAAACATTCTGTGCTGTTTGAGTGCGAGGCTGATATTGGATGTTCGAGGCGACTTGTCTTTGGAACTCAGGGCTAACAGCGCCAGCCAAATATGTCAGAGGGCCAGTTGCGATGTTTGCCGCAAGTGCGAAAGGCGTTTCAACTAGACCACGAACTCTGTCAGCCACAGTTTGCTCAGGTTCAACCGTAGGCGCTGTTACAGCACCAGGCTCAACAGGGATTTGCCCAGCACTGCCAGCGGAAAGCATCCGCAAGGCGGCATCAGACATAGATGCGAAATCGTTATTCGCAAGCGCCCTTAAGTCTTTATCTGACAGTTTGCTCAAGTCCATTAACGACCTCCCCTTTGACGGCGTGCAAGCTCGGCAGCGGCTTGGGCTGCCAAATCACCAGCAGCAGGAGGCGCTGGAACTTGCCCTTGGTCAATAAACTTACCGCCAGGGCCAGCAGAAATCCTCATACCTTTAATCGCTGCTTCTCGTGCCAATTGCTTTTGACGCACAACTTCTGGTGGCTCACCAGGAGCAGGGAAGTAAGTTTTCTCAGCCGTTGCGTATTCAGTTGCAGCGATAGACGCGCCAGATTCCTTGCGCAAAAGTGCTGTAATGAAGTTTGTGCGAGCCTGAATGACTTTTTGTTGCTCTGGACTCAATCCACCCAAAATGCTTGGCAATACGTTGAAGACGTTATCAGAGCCACGACCAAGAGACTCGCCAATCAAAGGAACAGCACTAAGTGTTCCAGTAACGCCAGCGCGAATCTTGCCAGTATCTTTCAAACCAGCATCCTCTAATGGCTTAAGAATCTGATCGGCTTGCACCATCCTCAAACCATAAGTTACGGCATTGCCTTGGCCCTCCGTCAGTGCGCCAGAACCTTTGCCCATAACTGGTTTGCCGTTCTGCATCAATGGCGACAAAGCGCCAGTGCGAGGGTTCAACAGTTGAACACCATTCTCTGTCTCAACAGTTTGCAATGAAACTGGCCCTTCAGGTGCGCGGCCTTTTGGCAACCGCAAAACCTCTTTGCCATCTTGAATCCCAATAACAACGTTGCCCAAATCTTGGAACTGAATCGGCTGACGTTTTTGAGCGCCGACAGCAACTTGCCTTGTTTCGCCAGTAAACGGATCACGCTCAAACTGTGTAGCGCCTTCAGCAAGTGAGAAGGTTTCAGGGCGCATTGCCTTTTGCGCTGCAACCAAGTCAGTCAAGGTTTTACGGCCTTGTGGGCTTGCCATCAAAGCAGGAGCCAGAGACTGAAGATCAAGGCCAGCAGCACGAGCCTGAACAGGAGCCGTAGCACCAGGCATCATGTTGCCCTCATCGTCCATGATCGGCATCTGAGTTGCTTCACCATAGAACTGAGCAGGAGCAGCGGCCTGAGCAGGTTGGAACGATGCAGCCACAGCACGGTCAATCAGTTGCTGACGGGCCAAGGCATCTTCTTCCAGCTTACGTTTACGCAATGCGTCTTTCAGTTGTACGCCTTGGAACTGCTCTTGCAGTTGGTTTTGCATGGCGTTTTTGTACGCTTGGCTACCTTGCTGTAGGCCACGCACGATTGACAGCCCTGTAGGGCCACCAGACAGCAAAGAACCAGCCAAGGAATACAAAGCCTGAGCCTGAGCATCATCACGGCTACGCTGGATGGCCTCTGGACTCATTCCCAAGAGACCAAGCGTATCAGTTCCGCTTGTGCCAAAAATGTCGAGTAGTCCGTTCATAGTCAGTCCTTAACCGAATTCCGACATACCAGAAAAATCGTATGGCGTATTAGTCATTCCAAAGCCACTAGAAGGCTGCGAGCGAAATCCAGTTAGGAAGTTGCGACCAGCGTTCCACAAGTTTCCTACGCCTTGAGCGCCACCAAGGTTTCGATACAAACCGCCAATCGTTGCAGCAGTTCCCAAGAGGTTTTGAAGACCTGATGTGTCTTGGTAGCCAGCAGTTGTCTGTTGGCCTTGACGGGTCAATGGGTTGCCATAGACGCTTGACAAGAAGGTAGCCAGATTCTGCTGCGGAGCGTTCTGTTGGAAGTTGAAACGAGCAATGTCAGACTGAAGCTGTTGGCCTGTGTATCCCTCACGCAGTTGACCAGCGTTCAGCAGGTTCTGAATGTCTTGATAGTCAGCTTGCGACAAACCGGGAGCCATTTGAGCCGCTGTAAGCTGACGAGCCACATCAGAAGCAAAGGTTTGACCAACACCACCAGTTGCAGCCAGTTGAGTCGCCAAGGCTTGCTGGTAGTTTTGACCCAAGCCAGTTGCGCCAGCCATTTGGTTAGCAATGTTCTGTTGAGCCAAAGCACCCAAGCGACCCTGTGCGGCTTCTTGCATACCACGCTCGGCTGCATAGTTTTGGAAAGCCAGTTGACCAGCAGTGTTAGCCAGTTGCTGTGCCAGTTGGTTGGAGGCTTGGCCTTGCAGGTTTTGCATCGCACCCGAACCAAATCGACCAGCACGAGAGGCTGCGCTAGAAACGTCACCAATGGCTCTTTGGAACTGCTGTGTAGCCGCCTGAGCAGCTGGGGCAAAAGCACCTTGAAAGAATGGGTTGCCACTCAGAAACTGACCACTTGCAGTCGCTTGTGTGCCAGCCATCGCTGGATTCACACTGCCACCCATCAAACCTGTAAAGAACTGGTTTGTAGGGCTTGAGGCTGCTTGACCATAGATGTTCTGATACATCTGAGCCGCAGGGCTTTGTTGGCCTTGAATAGCACCACCGACAGCACTTTGAGCAGCACGAAGCAGAGGATTGCCCTGCATGGCACGTTGTTCTAGGGCTTGCAGACCTGTTTGAGTAGTTTCAGAGGGGCGAACAAATGTGTCGCCAGTGAAGAACTGAGGGCCACCAGCCTGGTAAAGACGTTGCGCCTCACCTAGTCCAAAGGACAAGAATGGCTGAATGGTTGGATCAACTTGTGTGGTTTGCGTAACCGCCATGATTAACTCCTAAAAGTTGTGGATTCCATAGCGGGTGATCCGATGGAACCATTATAGACATTTTTAGCCAATAACAACATAGGCATACGTCTTGTTTGCTGTTGAATTTGCGAAATGGGTCAGGGTTGCTTCACCCTTAGTCTGTGCGCTGACATACACATGGGTATCAGCAGCAGGGGCAACGTACTGAGCTGTAAGAATCACGGCAGGAATTGCTGGCCTTGGAATACCTGTGTCGGCAGCGAAATGCTCCAAACTCACCCCAACATTAGAAACAGCGCCAGCGATCTCAACGTAATCATTAGCCGCCAAGTCCAAAAAGATGTTCATTGAGCCAATCAGGTGGCTTGGGTCTCCAGTGCTTTTCCTTGCTGGCAAACCAAAACGACTTCCAGAGCGAACCACATCAGTGCCATTTATACGAAACCAAACATCAGCATACTGCCCATCGTTTGTGTTGTTTTGCAGTTGCAACGAATACTGGAAGTTGTAAATTCCAGCGTTTCTTACATTGATCCGTGTGGTGTTTGACAGGTAAACACCATTGCTTTCTTCTGTTGTGTCAAAAAGAACAACCGCTGTTGTCCCTGCACTTGGAGCAAGTTGGTCAGTGTTGTTTGAAAATGCCCCATAGGGCGCAGAATCAGCAAACGCCGCAGCACTGTAAGGCACAAGAATAATCTTACTGTCTCCACCAATACGGCTGTCATAAATGGTTGTCGTTGTGGCATTACCTGTCGCCAGAGTGACAGTTCCAGTGTTGTTGGTCTTGCCGTTCATTATCCCGTTAACAACTTCAGCAATGGCCCGAGGGTCACTGCCAAAAGTCGGGAGTGTTCTAAACTGGACAGTCATCAGCGACCACCTTGTCCAGAAACATCAACGTCCAGAGCCAAAGCAGTTTTCCAGTTGGCTCCAGTAGGCGTGATCTTGAAACGATGGTAATTTCCATTCGATCTCAAAGACACCCTGTTTTCACTGTCAGCAGCCACGGGCGCACTGAATGACAAGTCTTGGTTTAGCAATACCCGAGAGGCAACAGAAACATTGGCAGAACCATTGTCAATCTGAGGGCGAGCAAGCGTAACCACAGAACGAGCGCCAGGCGCAAAGTCACCAGTAACAATCTCACCCACAGCAGGAGCGCCGTTGTAAGTCACCACATAAGCGCCAGAAGTACCGCCAAGGAAGTATTTGCCGCCCATGTAGAGAATCGAGTCAAGACTGACTGTCAGCGCATCAATGCTGGTTGAGATTGAATCCAAGCCCTCAAGCGTTGTGGCAGCGGTAGAGGCATCAGAGATGTAATCTGTGCCAGCATCACCGTAAGTCCACTTCTGTGTCTTGAAGTTGTAGATGATTAGCTGGCGCTGTGCAAACAGGTTCTTGAAGTTCCAGATAACCAGCTTACGGACAGGATCAACCGCCGCGCTCATGGTGTTAAAGGCGCTTTCGTCTGCGTTGGCAAAGAACCAGCGATCTACCTTCTCTGCGCCAATCGCAATGACGTTTTGCCCATCGCAAGAGTAAAAGCCATCATCAGACAGGAAGAAACTCATACCCTGAGTCTGAGCGATAGAACCCGCTGCAATACAACCCTTGCCACGAGAGATGTTGTCAAACTGGAAGATAAAAGGCGTTCCGATGTAAGTCATTCGGTGGATGCCTTTTTCAAGGAACACCAAACCAAACTCACCACCACGGATGCCAACAATCTGACCACCATCGGGAATGTCTTGGAAGTCAGCCTGAGTTACTTGGCTAGAACCCCATGTAGTCTCATCGTTGATTCCAGACCAGCGAACCCGTGAAGGATATGTGGCGCTGCTTTCGGTAGTAAATGCTGTGACCACGAAGTCACGAACAACCGTCAGAAACTTGCAGATAGGAGCGCCAGCAGCAAGGTCAGCAAAAGCCGTAGAAGTCCCCAATGTGTATGCTTGCACCGGGTCACTGAAGTTTGTGCCAATGATGACGTTGCCAAACTGAGTAAACCTGAAGCGGTCAGCATCGGCGTTAGGCGTATATCCACCAGACTTAGATACGTTAGTCAACGCACCAACACCAGACACATCAAAAATCTTGGTAGAGCCAGCAGCGAACAGCTTTGTCGCATTAACTGGTGTTTTCCCTGCAACAAGTGTTGTAAGGTTTTGGTCAGCAGCCACAGAGAAGTTAGCAGCAGTCGGCAAAGGGCCATAACCAACAGCCTGAGAAACCACGTTCTTGGCATCCATCAGCGCACCCGTCAAACCAGCCTGATCGGGCATCCATTCGCCAAAGTTTATGCGTTGAGTTGCCATGAGTTATTTCCCGTTGATTGCGTTGTCCATGTGTTCTGTGTAAATGTCTCATCAGTCCAAGTGTTAGACGATGGGCTTATCACAGTCCATGTGTTACTGTTTTCCGAGTCTTCAGTCCAAGTGTTATCGCCAAACACCTCGTCTTGCCAACTTCTTCCGTTTGAACCAGCGCACGAAATCAGAGCAGAGCCAAATACCGCAGCATCACCAGCATAAATCGCACTTGCAGAAGCCGCGAAATCAGCCGTTGCAACCACACTGGCAGCACCATCAGCAATGACACCACCCAATACGGAGAAGGTTGCTTCTGCTGTAATCTGAGCGTCAGCCTGTCTTACACGAATGGCATCAGCAGAGACAGTTGCATCAGCAGTGATTGAGGCCACGCCATTCGCAACAATTCCACCAAGGCAGTGAACATCAGCACTGGCTGAGATTGAGGCATCAGCAAACTGAACCCGAGTGCCAGCACAAGACACATTCGCATTTGCCGAAACGTCAGCAGAGGCGTTCTGGACACGAATACCAACACAAGAAACATCAGCCGATGCGCTTATCTGTCCAGAGGCGTTCTGAACCCTGATTGCGTCACAAGATGCAGACGCACTCGCGGTAATTGAGGCACTGGCGAACTGGACTCTTACAGCAACAGCGTCAAACGTGCCAGAGGCCGACACCTGAGCATCAGCCAACCGAACACGAACAGCAGCAGCGTCAAAAGATGCAGAGGCGTTTACTGAGCCGTAAGCATCCCAGAGAGTTACAGAAGTTTCATATAACTCGCTGTCCAGCGTGAGCGTAAGATCATCAATGCTCGACTTTAACTGGTCGAGCGAGTCTATCGTCCACGGTGGCAGCAGGTCAGCCATTACGCCAGAGTAACGCTAAGAGAGCCGATAGCCACACGGAAAACGTCACCAGTGGCAATCGTTTTAGATGCGTCTAGTGGTGTGTGAAACAGCATATTTCCAGTTGTCAGAGCGTCACGGATAGCAACGTGCGTCACAGTACCCCAAGAGCCAGTGGCTTGTGGAAACTCAATCGCTGCTGTGTTTGTGCTGACACCGTTAGATGGCGCACCGAAGGTGATTGCTTGACGGGCGTAAGCATTACCAGTGACTTCAGTGCCAGAGTCGGCATCAGTTGGGTCAGAGGTGTACAAAGCAAGATACACGGTCGCTGGACTTGTGTAACTTGTATTGCGGAGAACAGCGTTAATCAGTGCGTTCTCAAGATAATTCGACATTTCAGCCATGATTCACCTCACAAGGTTGTTTTGATTGACAGGGGGACACCTGAATACTGACCTTGCTGGTCAGAACGAGTAATGGATGACATTGCACGATCAAACATAGTTCCCCATGTGTTGATTCGAGCATCGTTCATTAGGTAAGGCTCGGCCTCAAGCAAAGCCCCATACAGCAAGGCATCAGGAGTGTTTGCCAAAAATACGTTGCTTGTATTTGAATCACTCAAGAAGGCAGGAGCAGCAAAGTAGAAAAGCTGAACCGTGTAAACAGAATCAGGAATCGGCGACAGTTGGAAGTCGTTTGCCAGCACCGTATAACTGTTAGGCTTGCCGCTTTCCCATGTGCGGGTATTGCGATTGAAGGCCGATGGGCTGAAGTAACTCAGGGGCTGAATCGGGTTTCCAACCACAACAAAGTCACGCACTTCAAGGAAATCGCTAGGCAACTCCACGGTACTGTCAGCAGCAACTGTCGCAGTGGTGACAGATTTGAGCATTTGACGGATACGCAAATCACGGCGCAAACGAGTTTCTGCCAAACGAATAAAGTCTGGAATCTGCGCTGTCAGGTCAGAGCGAGCAAGATAACCAGCGATGGTCGTCTTTAGATCAGAGTAACTTGTGAAACTCATTTAGATTACTCCTGGTCGTGTGCGCCATGCTCGATTGTCTGGATTGTTGAGCCACATCGCAAACCGAGCGTTATCAATGATGTGAAAGCCGCGCAGAATTCCTTGCTTGTTCAGATCATCAATCACAGTTAATGGAACAGAGCCAATTTTGTTGCCATACAGCTCATCAGACCACTTGGCACGCTCGTCATAACTGTTGAATTCTTGCTTGTTTCTTTCAACAATAGCCGATACATCTTGAACAGTTTGAATGACCAAACCGCCCTCTCCATCAGCGTGAGCAACAGATTTGCGAAATGTAGGGTTTTCCATAATTCCGATTCTATCATTGGCATAGTAAATAAAAAAGCCCCCCAAGGTTTCCCAAGGGAGGCTTAAATCTAACTTACGCTAGATCAGCTCAAATCTGCAATGATGCCGTGAGCAGCTTCATTCTTGACTTCCAGAGTCAATTCAGCCAGCAACTGAGTCTTCTCGGCGTCACCAGTCTTAGCCAATTCAATGGTCTCGAAAGGACGCAGGTAAGCCACAGCAGCCATGTCAGGATCGACCACAAAAGCAGTCTCGTTACCGCTGTTAGTGCTGTTCATAAAAATATTCGGAACAATTGAGATTACTCCGAAGTCACTCATGTAGAGGTCAGCCGCGCCCACAATAGTAGTAGGTTCGTTTGCAGGAGCCATGTAACGCTGTGCAGCGATACCAGCAAATGCCGACACGGTTTGCTTGTGAGCAGGGTTGACCATCAGCACTTTTGGCGAGCCACCAGCGGTGTAAACCTCAGCAACCACAGTTTTCAGGATTGCTTCAGTGAAGGTGCGGTTTGTGCCGTTGGTACGGGCAGTAGTACCGCCAGAACCAGCAACGCCATCAGTACCAAAGTCGCCGTTGGTGGACAACCAGGTTTGCAGACCGCCCATAGTGCGAGCAGTGCTAGAGTTGCCAACAGCAGCCACTTGGTTAGACAGCAAAGTCAGTTCGATGTTGCGCTTCAGTTCAGCCGAAACTTTAGCCATCTGGTAAGCCTTTTCAGACTTACGGCCAGCCTTGTCAACAGCTTCCAAAGTGCCAGCCACAGCCACAGACTTGGTGAAAATCTGAGTGCGGTTACCGATACGCGATGTTGGCGAGGCAGTGATGCTAGAGGCATCAGCACCTTCAACAGCGCCACCCAGAGCTGGAGCAGCCAGAGCGTCAGTTTGCCACTCGTGATAAGTAGCAGTGGCCTTTGTCTTGCCGATAGACGACATGAAAGGTGTGGAAGTTGGGCTGATGTTATAGATAACATCGGTGAGGTCTTCACGCTGGCCGATGGCCGTATAGGTTTGATAGGTAGGCATTTCAAAACTCCAAAAATTTAAAGGAACCGTTCAAATGCAGCAGCAGCATCACGGACTTTGCCGGATTGACGCAGCCTTTGCATCACTTGTTTTTCTTGCGTTGACTTAGTGTCTGGCGTTGAAGTTCCGGGTTTGAGCATCTTTGGGGCTTGCTGGACTTTCTTCAAAGTCTCCGGCTTACCCTTTTGAAGTTGCTCAAACTTCATCGCTTTATACAAAGTCAGCACAGCACGATGGTCATACACTGAGGCGAGTTCTTGATCTGACCAGCCAACAGATTTTGCGTATTCACGGATTTCTTTCCGAATCGCATCACCTTTTGGCGTAGCCAGTTCTGGGATAACAGACGCGAGCTTTTCAGATTCAGACTTGAGGTGGTTTTGAAGTTGCTGCTGTTGCTCCGCTTGTTGCTGTTGGGCAATGCGTTGCTGTTCAGCACGAACAACTGCTAACTGCTTCTCACGCTGGCTCTGTTCTGCTACCTTAACGGCATAACCGATAGGGTCTGTTTCTTTCAGAACTTCCAAATCCTCACCCTTATTCTGTTGGCTCAAGAAGCTATCGAGTGCCTTCAGTTTCTGGGCGTAGGCCATACGCTCTTGTTTAACTTGCTCAAGATGTTCACGCTCGGCTTCAATAGCCTTACGCTGTTCAGCAAGAGCCTGAGATTTTTGTGTGTAATCCTTGCTGCGCTGATAGCCGTTGATAAGTTCGTCAAGTTCTACCTCGACTTCCTCACCACCGACTTTTGCCTTGTATCGGGGTTTTACTTCCTCTACAGACTCTGATTCGTCTGAATACTCAGCTTCTTCAGATTCAGCTTCGCCACTTGCTTCTTGTTCAATTTGTTCTTCAGGTTGGCCTTCATCGGCTCCATCGTTACCCATCAAACCCAGAAACGCGTTAGCGGCTTGGTTTACGTTCAGGCTTTCACTCCCCGAGGGGTTGGTGTTTTCCATGTGTTATCTCAGTTTTCGCTGGAAACCGTCCAGACGGCGGGTGAGTTTCCTCACAGAATCTTCCACTTTTTATCCTGAATCTTGGTCTCTGCGGCTATGCCTTGCAGGTGTCCCAAGAACAGATCAAGCGTCTTAATGTGGCTGTAAGCGGCTTCACGCTCCTCAACCTCATCTCGATTTGTGTTAATTATCACACTAATCTGCTGATTTTTCAAATCATCCATGACTTTCTTGAAAAAGTCGTCATTCAGGAGGTTGTTTGCCCACTGTGCTTGAAGTTTTTTATCCATACTGGCTTTGTATTCCTGCAATGATGCTATTCAGTGTTACTGGCGATCCATCAAGATTGCCAATGGTGTCATCCATGCCAACATTTGAGCTGGTTTGGAACTGCTGAAGAATATCAGGCACAGAGAAAGACTGATCTGGCATTTGGTACTGCTGTTGCACAAAAGGAACAGACTGGTAGTTCAGTGTGTTGATTACATCACTCAGGCTGTAAAACGATGGCGCAGCCGCTTGTGGTTGTCGTGCGAACTGCGTACCAGCCAGCATTTCAGGCGAACCAAAGTCAATTGGTGCTGATGGCGTAAATGCCATGTTGTATTCAGGTGATTTCCAATCCTCTGGAATCGGAACAATAGCAAAGCCAGAAGCCGCACCATCACCTCTTGACTGGTCATAAGCCTGTTTTGTCAAAGCAGCCAAAGCGTAAGGCGTTAAGGCTTTTGCAATATCAAGGCCAGCCAGTTTCCTGTTCAATTCTTCTTCATTGGTGCTTTGCAGTTCACTCAATGAAAGCTGAACATCAACGACAGGTTTATTGATAAACGATTCTGGATCACCGAGCGATGCCACATAAGAGTTGGGAACAAATCCACCCTCTGTAATGTAGCCATCCGTTGTTTTGATAACGATGCCTTGACCACCGCCCATTGAGTCCATGTTTGGCGTATTTGGCATTTGCAAGCCAAGGCCATCAAGCAATTCACCTAGCGAATAATCAAACGATCCGACTTGATATTCAGTGTCAATTGGGGCAACAGCCAGACCCGGAGCGCCAGAAGTACCACTGCCCAAAGAGTAATCAGGGGTGAATGTTGTGTCGCCAATCTGAAACGATGCAGGGTTTAAGTCTGCAAAGTCACTCATGTCAGGAGGCAAATCACTGTATTCGCCATAACCTCCTGGAAGATTGTTTAGATATTCATCAGCGGCTGCAAGTCTTGCTTCATTGATCCCTGCGCCGATGCCACCAAGCAACCCACTTCTTAAAACGTCTTCAGCATCACCACCAGAAACCAACGCTTCGGCTGCACTACCAGCAGCAGAACCAGCAATCTGGCTACCAGTCGCCTCAGCCACCGTACTTCCTACGGCATTGGCAATAGTGCCCCCAACATACGTTGTGACACCGCCTTTTACTGCGGATTCAAGAACATCACTTACGTCACCGCCTTGAATGGCTGTCATGCCACCAGCAACAATCCCTGTGCCAATGGCAGTAGCGGCCAAAGTGCTAACAGTACCCAAACCAACAGCGGCAGCGGCAGCAGTGCCAATAGCAGCAGAAGCACCAGAAACAGCGGCAATTATTGGGACTGCTGGCATTTAAAACTCCATGATGTAAACATTGACAGATTTACCGTCAACTTCTGCTTGTTTCTTTTGAACAGGCAAACCAGTCATCTTTGCCAGCCTGTCAAACTTGTTGTCTTCACTGTAGGTATAAGCAACCTTGACTTTGATGTTTTTAAGATAGTTCACCAAATCAACAAAGTTTTTAGCCATGTTTCTGGGGCTTGGCTCAGTGCCAATCGTGTGAACTTCAACAACACCTTCCCCACGAACCAACACAAGAAACAGAACATTGCCCAAGTGAACCAGCTTTGCGCCGTCTTCTTGAATCAAGGTTGCCAGCTTGCCCATCGCCTCATCAGCGGCCTCTTGAGAGCCTAACTCTTGCAAGAAATACTGGTTAGCAATTCTGACAACTTCTTGCTGTTCTGCTTGGTCAATCATCCTGGAATCTCCACGTTAGAAGTGATGCCAGCACCGACCTTCATGGCTTTAAGCTGTGCCTCTGCTTGGAACTCTTGCTCTTTCATGGCAAAGTGCATATTCATCTTCTCACGCTCAATCTGAAGTTTTGAGGCTTCTTTCTCGCGCATCAGTTGAATTTCGGCAGCGGCCTTGTGACGCTGGAGTTGCAGCTCAAGTGCGGCTTTCTGGCGCTCAAACTCCAGATCAGCTTCCATCTTAGCCTGTTGCATTTGCATATCGGCTTGGAATTTGGCTTGCTGCCCTTGAATCTCTGCCTGTGTCCTTGCCATTAGTGCCTGAACCTCTGGAGGCATTTGTGGCTCTTGTGGTGCAGGGTTAGACAGTTGCTGGTCTTGCTCAGGTGTAATCGGCTTGAAGAACTCAGCAGAATCCTTGAAGCCAGCAGCCTCAACCATGCGACCAAGAGAAGCACGATACTGACCAAACGAGACAAACGGGTTAGCGGGGCCGAACTGACCCAACATTTGCTCTTGCTTTGCCAACACCATTTGCAGCATTGCCATTTGCTGGTCACGGTTGCCGTTACCCAGACCGACATTCACTGTCAGGTCATACTTGTTGGCCCAAGTGCGGGGGTCAATAGCAACGTAAGTGCCACGCAAGCGGATGATTCGCTCTTTCTGCTGGTACTTAGTAACCAGGTGCAAGATGCCATAGAACAGGTCACGGACACCAGTATCAGCAAAGATACGGGCAATCATTTCAATCTTTCCGGCTCCAGCTTGTTGCATCGAGGCCACGGCTGCGGCTGTCACGTTCTGCAAGATAGAAGCGTCAAGGCCTTGGCTTGCGTCAGTCACGCCAGTGCGCTTAGATTGGACTCGATCCAAGTATTCCAGCATTGGGAATGATTGTTGAGCCACGTTCTGAACAACCAATTGCTGGACAGCGCCTTGGGTCTTGGCACGAATCACACCGCCAGCGGTAGAGGTCAGCAGGTCATCGAGGTTAACTTGGCCTTCAACAGCCACCACACGAGCATTGTTTGTCAGATACAGGTTATCCAGCATCTGGCGGGTAACAGTGGTCTTAATCAGTTGCAGGTCAACAGTGCGATCTGCCAGCGAGTTACCAAAGAACTTGTGCGGAATTGGAATCGGGCAGACAGAGTAAAACGGAACATAGTCCGCTTCTTCATTGCTCAGAATCTCGTTGCTTGCATAGAAGACTTGGCGCAGTTCAGCGATACCGTCTTCATCCTCATCTACACGGATGTAGCACTCAAAGACCTCAACCTCTTGCATGGCAAAGTCTTCTGCCTGAGTGTCATAAGGTTGCTCACCAGGGCTGAATCGAGCCACTCGCTCAGGTGTGTAGGCCAGAGCATCACCAGAAGCCAAGCCCTTGACAACTTCCTCATCAAAGCCCATTGCCACCAAGTCGCTACGGCTAATCATCCGGCGATGTGCGACAAAAGGAGAAGTTCCAATCTTCACGCCACGCTTGGAGATCAAGAACTCCTCTGGAGGCACGTTCTCAACGAC